TCGGCTTGGGCAAACGCGTCTTCGCTGATGCCAATAGCGTCTCCATCAAATACATAACAACGAACCGACAGGCCGCCTAAACTTCCGACTGCACCCGCACCTAAACGAATCGGGCGGGACTTGCCTTCGTACTTAGCGATCCTAGCGTTAGCTAGTTTAGCTAGGCTGTCTTTAACATCTACCTGACGCGCAGCGAAATAAGTTCGCAGGTCGCTGACCGCTATGATTAGTTCTTTGGTATTGGGCTCATACCGCAACCGCAAGGGGCCGCGTGGCATCTGTATCGGGCGTTCAGGCAATCCGCCCTTGATTGTACTGTTTACTACCAGCGCGTTGTTTACATTCTCATTAATGAACGAGCCCAAAGTTTCTTGCGCAATAACCAGTACATCCCCCAAGTCGCCTTTATGCGCGGTCAAAACTGCGCCTACCAATACCGTTGCATACTTGTATATACGCGCGATATCTATGTCAATCAGCCCTAGGTTTTTAGCTATAGCGGCACCTACAAAAGCGCATGTAAGGATGCAGGAGTGAAACCTATCGGCTTGATCTAATTTTAGATCCGCGTCAATCTTGGCTTGCATCTGCCACAGCATCTCGTAGACCTTATCCATGTTCTGCAATATGTATTGGATATAGAGCGGGCCCGCTATGCCGTAGTTGCTTGCAAGTTTGCCAAAGATTAAGTCAATCTCCGCCTTGGTAGCCCCGGTGTATTTAGGAACCGATATCTCAAGTATGCGGCGTAGCTCTCCGTCCGGCGTATTTTTTAGCTGCTGCAAAATGTCTACTACAGACGCATTGCCAGATGTGATAGTAATGTTGCACCACGAAGTATTATTTACCCGCATCTTATTGGTCTGGGCCTCCATACGGTGCTTGCCCCGCCCTGATGTAAACCCGTAGGCCATGTCCGATAGGGTCTCCGCCTTCTCGTTGGTGATCTCATCTATGGTGAGCGCTAAGCTGTTTACCATACCCAACATATGCATTTTAGATGCGGCGGTGTCGTCCTTCTTAAGTAGAAGCTCTTCAGGGTGCCCGAAGATAGAGTTGACCACCATCTGCGCCGTAGACTTGCCGGACCCCGAGCCGTTGTGTTTGAGATGCACCATAGCACCTTTAACCTGCGGAGGGCCTATGAGTTTTAGCAGGGGGGCACCGAACCCAAAGAATAGGGTAAGCGCATGGGGCTCAAGACCAACTCGGTCGTAGAAGTTAGCTATGCTGCGCCATTCTTCCAACGTACCAGTAGGCTTAAAAGACGTAGCCAACTGCCTAGTCCCGCTAGCGGGAGGCGCAAGCTTAGTACCCGTTGCGGTGTATTCTACTTCGCCAACTACAAACCCCAACATGTCTGGCGTCCAGCCCATTTGATTGCGGGTTTTGTTAGCCGCGTATTGTGTTTGTAGTTTGCGTAGCGATGACGCAAAGTAAGCCATTAGTTCTCCCGTATGTTTTCCGAATGTAACAACTCCATTACGCACTAAAAGGTCGCGCATCTTATCGGTAGCAAACAAGGTCGTAGCCGGGGCATAGAACCGCCTGACCCCATCTCGTTTCATGTGCAAGTTGATACCTACCATCTCCCCATCGCCGCCCCCGCTCTCGTCTGAGTCGTAGAACCGTTCAGTAAGATATAAATCGTTTGGGTATATTTCTACCTCGCGCTCGTCACCGTCTTTTGTGCGGTCTTTGCGGAACACTCCGCCGTTTATGCCTCTGAAATACGGAAAGGGGTACGCGGGTACAGCCAGTGTAATTTCGGGCGTTTCGGCATCTTCAGGTTTTTCGATGACGTACTGATCCCCTTCTATCGGAGCGGCTTCTACCGTACGGCCCAATAGTATCGGGGTGCTGACAAGTTGTGTACAGCCCTTGCAGCCTTCGGGGTAGTTAGATCGGTACCACTCACAAGTGTAGGGTCCTTTGGTTTCGGAGGCTTTGGCTTCTGTATCAGCGGCATTATACCCCGGGTGTCTTTCAGATAATTTATGTATGGCTTCTGGGCCGTCTTCGCAACGCACCGCAATAGACAGCGCAGCCCGCCACAAAGGCTCTTCTAATGTATCGGCTTGCTCAATGGCTAGCTTTATTTGGTTGCACCCAGTGCCTTTTATGCTTCGCCGTACCACGCGAGAGAACACACATTTTGGATAGTCAGTGCCCACTAAGTCTTTAGTAGCCTCGTCTACGCCAAACTGTTTAGCGGCGCTCAAATCCATTGCGGGTTTTGGTAAGTACGAAGCAAACGTATCTAGGCTTACTGTCTCCCCTGTAGTTACGATCTGTACGGGGCGGGGCTTAGCGTCTTTAAAGTTATGCGTACCCGGTATGCGCAGTATTCGTGCGCAGTCCGCAGTAACGGCGGGGTCAGCGTGTAGGTTGTTGTTTACACACAGACGTTTAAATGCTTTGGCAAGTGGCGTCCATTTAGCCGCTAATACATCTTCTGTGAGGGGCCAGTATACGTGTAGGCCGCCGCCTGAATTAACAATCGTAGGGCGGGGTAGCCCGGTGGTTTTTATAAATTCTGCCAGCGCCTGAGCAGCCGCAGCTTGGTCGGCATACGGTTTACCCGTGCCGCAATCCATATCCAAAAAGAACGAACGAACGAATACCGCGTTGTCAGCCTTGCGGGACACGTCACTATTAAAACTAGCCAATGCAAAGTATGCATCAACTCCTTGCGAGTCTAACCCAGAGCCCACAGCTTCTACATCGGCAATCGAATGTTGAAACGACTGCCGCACTGCGCCCGCTCTGATACCAACTACGCAGTATGTACCCTGCGTGGGTAGAACGGAATTAAGAAAATCAGTCACAGAACCTCATACAGAAGTACCGGGGAAAATTTAGGGTGAGGGACACATGCCCCCCACCCCGCGAAAAACAAATTACTTAGAGCGTTTAATTAACTCTTTAGCTATCTGTTCGATGTTAGGTAAATGCGCGGATCTTGGTGATGTCACTCCCGTAAACCAGTTATATACAGTAGCCCGCGTCACGCCTAGTTTGACAGCTACATGTGAGATAGGAATATCCCGCTTAATGCAGATGTCTACTAGGCGCTGGACTGGCGCATTGAGCGCCGCCATACTAACTCGCTTAAGAAATTGCGTATCGTATCCGCGCACTTGCTCACGCATCGTCGTCTGTAGCCCAGTTACTCAGTATATCCGAGACATCTTTAGAAGCCGTAGGGGTTTCCGCTTTAGCCTTGCCAGCACGCTTTACGGGCTCTGCGACACGCACGGGCTCCTCAACAGCCTCAGGCTCCTTGAACGCCATAGGCAGCGCCACGTTGCCAGTCTCAGCGCGTGAGGGCACCATCTTAAAGTCAATGGCTTGCCTCGCGTCTTCGGTCTGGCTCTGAGCTTTTGCGGCTTCCCACTCTTCTTGCGTCAAGGGGCGCACTGCGCGGAACTTCAACACAGGGACAGCTTCGCTGGTATCAAACCGGGCTTCAGTAACGATGCCTGTAATCGGGATGCTATGTCCTGCCAAGAACTTACCAAACGCTTGCAGGGGCATCTTGTCGCCTTCGGCTTTACCAAAGTACGACTTAGCGGGGATGGACATACGGTAGATGTTGCCGGAGATATCATTCTCCAACGCTACGGCCAAACGCTTGCTGTATCGGCAAGCGCGAGCTTTACCTTCACCGGAGCCCTCAATGTTTTGCGGGCAGGTTTCGCACTTGTCGCTTTGCGGATTAGGCACTTCAGGGTTAGGAGCTACGCCTTCAGCAGACCAGCAGGCGGGTTTGATGTCCTTGCCTTCTTCGTACTTGTCTGCATAGTACGTACGGGTTACGCCTTTGCCCGATGCGATGACCACGATATTCATGGCTCGCTCTTCGTTCTTAGCGACTTCCTCGCCCCCAACAATCATACGCCACACGCCGCCCTTAATAGAGATTTGTTTGCCGCCCGAGCTACCCGCGATTTCTTTGGTGGTAGCGTCTGATGCGGCCTCGCGCAAATAGTCAGGGATGATGGAACCGGATTTAAAAAGAGTCATGTTGCTCATTGTGATTTCCTAAGATGATGGTTAAATTACTTAGCCCTGCGTACCATGATTGCGTACTTGGACTCCACGTTCATGCCTTCCGGCAGTTTGTCAGGGTTGTCTTTCAAAAATTCCTTGAAAGTAGTCTGACTTACGCGACGCTCCAGTAGTTCTGGCGCATCGTGTTCTTTGATGAAACGGTACATAGAGTCCCAATCTGAGGTCCAGTACCGAGTCTTGACGGATCGTGTGAAAGACCCGAATTGTGTTTTGCCACCATCTTGCCCGGTAGCCTTGCATATCTCAAGCAGTTCCTGCTCTATTAAAGCCATCTGCTCATCTAGCTTGTTTATCTCTTCCTCTAGCTCTTTCTGCTTGGTAGATTTGGCATCGCGTATGTTGATGTACGCTTGCACAAGTTTGCTTGCATCACTCACTTCACTTCCTTTCATTTACGTTGAACAAAAACCAAATTATACAGTGTCAAATTTAATTGTCAATCTCTTGGCGGTAAAGGTCTACTAGGCTTTGATGTATGTCGAT